ATGGACAAAATTGGCAAATCAAAAAGAAACTTACTCATTCAGAAAATACTTTAGTTTGTGAGTGTAGAAGAAGTTCTTATGCTACTTCTTATATTCCACACAATCTTTCTACTTTAATTGCAGAAAAGGGAGTATTACAAAGAATGTTAATATTCGTTAGAGAAGTAGATGAAAAAGAAATCAGAGAAATGCGTGAAATGGTTATTAGGTCAATGGGTGTTATTAGTGATAGAGCAACACCTGTTGAAAAGTATGCCTTAGCATTTAATTCTATTTATACAGAAGTGTTAGAAAGATTTAATGAAGTAAACGAAGACCCCCTACAAACTTTAGAATACCCAAATGAAGTAAGAGAAGTTATAATGCAACAATATTATCAGATGGAAGAGTTTATTCATAATGCTAGACCAGAAGTTAAACACGCTGCTAAGAGTTTTATTTCTAGATTATTGGTTATGATGTTTAGATTATCTGCTCTAAATTGTATTGCAGAAGCACCTAGTATAAGTGATGAAAAAGCAAAATGGATTGTTAAACCACGAAATGCGCTTCAAGCAGCAAGAATTGTGCGACAGAGTTATATGTCGCTTGTATCATGGCTTGACGAAGCACTTAAGCAGGAACATAAGTCAGTTGTTGAGAAAACACAGGTTGCTAAATTTAAAACTATTTATCATGGTATGAATAAGGATGATGAAGGTTTTGCTCACAAAAAACTTCTATTAGATACTTTGAGGAAAGAAACCGGAAAGGGACAAGCAACCATTTATCGTTGGTGGAACGAAGAAGCATCAAAACACTTTGAAGAAAAAAGAATTGGTAAAAGTTATTATGTTAGATTAGAGGTGACGGAATGAAGTGGGAAAATAAATATATTGTATTTGACGCAATAGATGGGCCTAAAGTTATTCAAGAAAGTTTAGATACTTTTGGGGATGAAGGTTGGGAATTAGCAACAATGATTACAGTAGCCGGTGAAAAGATTGTAGCATTCCTTAAACGTAGGCATGATATTGTTGAAGAAAAAATTGATGATAAAGCAGAAAAATTAGCAAAGGTATGGGGTAATGATAAATGAGTGTTCTAGCCATTGATATAGAGACAAAGAATATGTCTCATGAAATCGGTGGCTGGAATAATACTCATATGTTTCAAGTATCTACTGTTGCTACTTGGGATGGAAATAAAGGCGTTGTTTATGTTGATGAACCCGTTGATTGTTTTGCTAAAACTGGAATAGAAGTAAAACCTCTATCAGTTCTTAAATATGATTTAGATGAACATTATGAAAATGGTGGTCGTCTTTTAGGTCATAATATTGTTTCATTTGATTTACCTGTTCTAAGAGATTCAATGGACATATATTGTATCAGAAAGTATATGCAAAAAAAAGCATATATTGATACAAGTTCTTCATTAGTTTCAGAACACGGTAAAAGAATTAGATTAAACAATTTAGTAAAACATTCATTGGGGGATTCAAAAACAATGGATAGTGCAGATGCTCCCCTTTTATGGAAACAAGGAGATTTTAATACAGTTACAGAATACTGTCTTAAAGATACACAACTCGTCTATGATTTATGGAGATTTGGCCAAAAGAATGGCTATGTATCTGCATATGATATAGACGAAGAAATTAAAAAACAATATGAGGTGAAATGGAAATGAGTGCATGGAGTTGGTTAGGCTTACTATTATACATAATGCTTATGGCAGTATTTTTCTTTGCGGCCTTTGGAACATCAAATATGTCCGAAGATAGTATTGATGAATATATGGATAAATTGATTAGAGAGTCCGGTAATAGATAATGTCTTTAAAATGCGATTGTAAGTATTGTGGTCTTACTACAATACCTAAGAGAATACAAGGCATTTATGTTGGTTCGACAGAAACGATAAAATTATGGGAATGCCGAGAGTGCTTTTTTGTTTGGTCAGAAAAGAATCCTCTCGGAATGCCCGTTTAAAAATTTTTGAATTTTTTACAGACATTTTTTAGTATTTCTATATAGAAATACTAATTTCAGAATAATTAGGGGTTATTATTTCATTTTTATTAGCCGTCATCGAGGGTATTTAAAGCGACCAATAAGATTCAAAATATCAATCTCAAGGACAGAAAAATTGCCTCACAAGATGCCCTAAAACGTCGCTCAAGACACCCCTTGAAATTGGTGGGGGTCCGGCCCCCCTTGAGCATTCGACGGCATCTAAGACCCCCTCAAAGGCTTGTATTTTAATCACCATAAGATAGAAATAAAATAAACGCTGCAATTAGAAAAAGAAGCAAATTTATTGCTATATAAACAGCCTTAGTTTTATTTTTCATATCAACCAGTTTGTGAAATAACTAACCAACCTTCACCAGAAGCACTTCCATCCCAATTTGGATAATTAGCAGAATCATAGGCATCAAGGATATTAACGTCATCTAAATGAATTTGACTATCAGAATCATCACCATAAGCCATTAAAGTAATTGCAGCCATAGCAGGTAATGAAATAACATTTGCTGATGAAATAAAAGCATTAGATGTTTGTCCAAAATCAATATGTTCATTAACTGCACCTGCATAAATTGTTGCAGTTTGATGACCTATATTTTTTAAAGTCATTATAAAGCCATGAGGAATACTATATGCGTCACCAAGTATAGGAACAGTTCCAGTTGGTAAAGCCCATAATTGAAAATATGTTTGTCCACTTGCTGATGTATCTAATAATCCTAATTTATTAGGCCAAATACTTCCGGGTGTTCCACCTGAACTCGGATTTCCACCACCTACTGTTCTTATACTACTACTATTTCCCCATTGATGTGCTATTCCCCATGTTTCTCTAGTAGCAACATGAGCAGGATATTTTCCTTGTAAAGTTATTGCAGGATTTATAGCATAACTTGTATTAGGAAATATTTTTCCTACTTGTAAATCCATTTGTCCCATTTCACCACCATTAGTAGCAGTAGCCAAACTACTAGTTATGTAGCCAGTTTCTTTTTGTGTTCCAGCAGCATTTTCTACTTCAAATTTCATTCCTACGCCAATTCCATGAGTAGCAGTTCCAGATGTTGTTTCACTTAATTTAAATGGATAAACAATAGCATTTGTTGTTGCATCACTATTTTGAACTTCTAATAAATTATCAGGGGAATTAGTTCCAATTCCTACTTTACCGTCTGTATGGATTCTCATTCTTTCTGCAACAGTATCAGTTCCACTTACTTTAGTGCTAAAAGTCATAATAGAAGTTCCTGTTCCATCACCACCACCTGATTTAAGAATTAAATCTCCACCATTAATATTATTTGAGCCTGTTGATGTTGAACCTGCTTCTATTGTTAAATCTCGACCTGCTGTTGTTGAAGTAGTAGCAGCGACTTTTAATGTTGAATCTTGTCCATTACCATAATTAATATCACCACCACTAACTGTTAAATCAGTTCCAATTGTTGCAGTTGTAGTAGTAGATAATGAACCTGTAACAGTTGTTACACCTGCACCAGTTACACTTAATTTAGCAGCATCAGAATTATTTCTAACTTCAAAAGCAGTATTAGCATCATCACTACCTAATCTTGCTACAATTTTCTTATCTGCATCTGTATTATCAATAATAAAATCTCCACCAGCAGTAGGAACTTCAATTGTTGTTCCACCCGAAGCAGCACTTATTTTAGACATTTCAGTATATCCTGAACTATCATATCCTATACTTAAATCATTACTAACTTTACTTGTAGTTAAATATTGAATTAATCTATCAGAAGTTCCGGCTGAACCTTGAGCAGAACCAGCAACTAATTTAATTACAGCAATAGGAATATCACCATCTGTTAAATCCGGTATTTTATTAGTAACTGAATTAGAACCTCTTAATGCCATTGTATTATTTGCTTGAGCAACTAATAATTGGTAAACATCTTCTGATGCATGAATACCTGTTAAATTAGTAGCATTTAATTGTGCGATTGAAACTAATTTACCATCTCTAAATGCCTTACCTGCTGTTACTGCAATAGTAGTATAGGTTGAAGAGGCTAAAGTAATATCAAAATCAGTAGCACTACCTTTAATTGCATAATTTCCTCTAATACCTTGACTTAATGACTTAATTAATCCTGAATGGGGAAAATCTGTTGCATCTGTAATTTGTGTTGTTGTTGTTGTTCCACTCATTGTGCTATAAAAATGAGGATTATTTACTGCGCCCATATTATTCGACCTCCGCTACTAAAGTAATATTAACTGTATCTGATGCCGTAAATGGCCCTAAAGCATCAAAATTAAATCTAGCAATCATAACTGTATCTGTTGTTGCTCTTGTAGCAGTAACAGAACCATTTAAATCCATATTAGTTTGCATTTGTGCAAACTGGGCTTCATTAGTAGGTAATACAGCAAAAATACCAAACTCTCTTATTGTTTCACCATTTAGTGAATTAAAGGTTGCATTAAAATCAACTACATTTTCATCTGATAATACTGTTGAAAATGATGATGAAGATGAAACTACTGAATCTAAATCATTACTTGATGGATTGGTATTATCACCACCATTACCTACTTTTGCACTCGTTGTAAATGTTTTTAAAAACATAGCCATTCTTCGTTTCGTTTCTTCAGTTATCATAAGTTTATCTCCTTTAATGTAGTAGTGCTTGAACCGGTTCCTCCGGTGAATCCTAATGTAGTGGTTCCTGTATTTAATGTTTGAGCAAAGCCCAATGTGAATGTTCCTGAACTAGTAGTTTTAGTTATTATTAATTTAATTGGTTTTACTTTATATTGTTCAAGATTAATAGCAGTTTCTTCATTTTCTTTGAAAGTTTGTCCACGAATAAACGCCTTTGATTTTTTATTATCAATCAATATTTCTGCTAATTTTGCTTGTAAACCTGAATTAAAAACACCTAATTCTAATTCTAGAGGCCCTAAACCATATTTTATTCCTAAAACTAAATATTCGCCTCTTGTTATCCCATTATATTTAGATTCAAAATCTACCACATCACCAACTCTTAAATATTTTAATTTATCAGAACTCAATGATACTGTAACTCTTTTACTATTTTCAGTATGTTGTTGAAGTAATCTTCTTGCTTCCGTGTTTACTTCTTCTTGAGTAGTTAAAGATTCATCTGTAATTTCTAATGTTTTTGTTTTATGTTTCTTGATTCCTTTAATATCTCTAACTCTAGATTTTACTCCTCTACCATAAACAGTAATATCATTATAATAATCAAATAATGAATTTTCTCTACTTACACTAGTAATTTTATAATCTGGATTTTCATCTGTTATATAGGCTTTAATAAAATTACTACTATCCAATATTTTAGTCAATGAAATAACATCATCATTAAAATCTAATCGTTTGTTTTTTAATCTTGCTAAGAAATTAATCGCTGAATAAGCATCTGCCCCTTGAAAGTTTGGTCCTATAAAATACTCAAATTCAGGAGTTGTATTATCAAATTGTATATTATTTCTCTCTAAAATATCATTAATTATATCTTCTGCTTCTAATGCAATACTAACCGAACAGCCAATTTTTGCTTTAGATGCTTTTCTTAAAGAAACGGGTCTAGGCGATGTAATTGTAAAGGGAGTTGAAAAGGAAACTATACCAACCTGCCGTTTAAATTTAGAACCGAAAGTTAGAGTAGGAACTGTATAAGTTGCTGTATCAGGAAAATCATTATTACTAGAATTTTTAGATGCAGTAAATAAATCTATCTTTAAATTTTGTTTATATTTTTCTTCACCATCAGTAGTATAAAAAGTATAATTACCTTCACTTAAACCGGTTCCAAAGAAATTTTCAGGACTTCTAACGACATAATCATTTCCATCTCCTAATCTATCAGAATCAACAATAACATACATTGATAATACTCCCTCCTTATAACCTGAAACTACACTTCTTTCAGCATTTACCACTTCTGCTTCTGTTGAAGTTGTATTACCTAAAACAGAATTTTGAAAACTATTTGAACTTGGAATATCTTTATACATTTTATTACTTCTAGGTTCTTTAGTATATTCGGATTTAAGTGTATAAAATTCTAATTCATTAGGTGTATCTTCATGGAAACAAACTTCAGATGGTTTCAAGATTCTAAAATATCTATTAAATGGTGTTGCTGAATCAGTTATATTTCCATCCACAACTATTTTATGAGTTATACCATTTGCATCCCCTATAATTGTATGTGAAACAACATAATATATATTATTTGGTTGTAAAGAATAAGAAGAAACTTCATTCATATCATAACCAGTATATACATTTGCTGATGCTTCATTTAAATCAGTAATATATCCATCCATTGATGCTAAATAATAACCTGTTAAATTTGGTGCAAAATCTAACCAATAATTATTAGGATGATAATTACCTGTTCCATCAGGAGTTATATTACTACTATCATAATTATTAATATGGATTTCAGTATGTGTTCTAGTTCCTTTTGTTACAATATTCATAGCAGGGTATGTTCCACTCATATCAGTTTGTGCTTTTAATGCAAGTATAGGTTTAAAAAAATATTCACAACCTAATCCTAAATAATCACCACTTTGAATATTAATATCTTTAGCAAACGTATCTTCCAATGGTAAAAATATTGAGGTATATCTTTTACCACTAGTTTCTGCATCTACTTTAAGTGAAATACCTCCATTTGCTACTGGGAGAGTCATACCGTTTATACTTGGTATATTTATTCTTTGAGTATCATTTGAAGAACCATCAGGAGCAGCATCTAAAGCATATTTATCAAATAAAACTACTCTTGAAGGAAAATAAATATTAGTTTTTAATAAATTTTGTCTATTACCAACAATGCTAGAAGAGTTATTTCCTTGTGATTCTGTCTGAAACGCTTCTATAACTCTAGATGGATGAATAAAATCTTCTGCATCATGTGTTGTTCCACTTGATGTTCTAATAGTAAATTCTGCTTCTGATTCACTTGTTGAACTATCAAAAATATCTGTATTAGTTATTTTAAAAGTATTTCCATTAGAAGCCGAACCAAGAGTTGTTATTTCTATGGTTACTGGTCTTTTATAATGACTTGATACAGTAACTTTAACTCTTAAATCTGTTACACCTGAACCATCAGTTGCTACTGGTGTTATATTGTTATATTCACCCGGAGTTCTTTCTCCCGGATTTAATAAACCACCAGTAACTTTTTGATGATTTCCATACTCAACAAAAGAAAAGCCATCATTTTGGAACACAAGAGCATTAAAATTTTCATAAGAACCAGTTGTTTTTTGTTCTAAATAAAATGGTATTTGAAGTGCTTGTTCACTGTCTTGTTGTGATTTATAATTCACATTATCATGCTTAAATGTAGCAGTTTCAGTGCTAAATATACCTCCTTTATACATTTGAAATCCTTCATTTTCTTTAGGAGTAGAACGACTGCCTTTCATATTATGCAAAGTATCTTCCTTTCCTTGCCCCTTAACGATTGTATTGATTGTTTCATTACCAGTTAAATAAGTAGGTATTCTACGATGTAGTTTAGTTACATTAGAACCATCTGGGAAATTACCATCTGTATCAGAATTCAAACCATTAGGATTATCTTGACCTGCTCCAATATTAAATACTAAATCACCTGATGATATTGAACTAATTTTTCCTAACATATTTCCATCAGGATAAAAAGCATATTCTCCTGCTGAAAAAGTATTGGCAGAACATTGAACTTTTAATGTATCAGGACTTCCAGAAGCATAAACCATTGTTCCATTAACAGTTGCTTCGGTTCCAGCAGTTGTATAATCAATACTTGAATGAGCAGAATAAACGAAATTAGGTATTGTGGTGTTCTTTTCTATAATATTTTCAGGGTCTACAATATTAAAATGCCAATCAAAACAAACTTCGGTAAGCCTCATTACACCAAATCTAGTTAATTCAGAAGGACTATGTGAGGATTCAGAAATAGTTAATGTTTCATAATTTTCATCAGTAGTATTACTACGATTTAATTTACCTACAATATCTTGATATTCAATAGAACTATCTTCTAAAGTTGGTTCACCATATATCATAATATTATAATCAGTAAAAGCCTTACTACCGTTTAAAATATTTGTTTCTCTAGTTTTAGAATCTGGATAAATGTCCGAAGGAGAGAAAATAAAATATTTTTCTGCACTTTTATGTATATGTTCTAAATATTCTTTTGCTCTACGAATAGCATTTAATCTCCCTTGATTTTCTTCGCTAAATTGTGATTCTCTTCCTAAACTTCCTCTTGCCCAATCTACATCACTATCTAAATGTGATTTAGGCAAACATAGAATTTTTGATTGTTTAGTAGTGCCAGAATCAAATAATGCAAAATTATGTGGTAAATAAGCAGAACGAGTATTTGTTGATTTATAGTTATTTGCATCTAAAAAGTTACTACCTACAACTGGTTTATTTTCTGTTAATTCATGAGGGGTTTGAATATCAATACTAGTTTTTGGGGTAGTATAAGTAGAATGTGTTGCTACAAAACCACTTCCGGGAAAGAAATTGTATGAAGATGCAGTTGTTTTTAATTCACTACTAGTTCCCATAATTGGTTGCGTATTCGACATATTAACTATAATATTATTTTTACCAATCAATCCAGAATCAGATGAGTGTAAATCTAAATATCTATATAAATTTCGTCCATGAAATGTTTCCGATGTTATATCATGAAAACCAATTGGTCTATTTCCTCTTGAATATTGAGGATTTACTAATTGAACCACACCACCAGAATCTATATTATTTTTATTCAAGAAATAAAGTTGTTTGTTAGAATAATTAGAGATGATATATATTTTTTCATTAGCAGTAGAAGTATATTCCCTATCTAAAGAAATTTGATAATTAAATGAACTGCCATTAGAAGTATGTTTTCTTTTCCATAAAACCTTTCCAATAACAGTTCCATCTGATTTATAAATATATCCAGATTGTAATGTAGAATGAGTAAATGGTATATTAGCCCAACTTCCACCAGAAACAGTAAAATTAGATGCAGTAACTCCTGAAGAAAATGTCCAACCGGAATCTGTTAAAGTTTCTAAAGTAGAATTTTCCTCATTAATATTTACTCTTGCTAAAATTGCTGGATTTATTGGAGCCAATTCAATTGTGCTTTTATTGTCTTTTTGTTCGATATCAATTATATCATAACTCATTATAGAGTTCACAATTTTAGATTCATCTCTTTCTTTATAAAAAGAAGAGTGGTTTAATCCTGCTAGTCCACAGTAAAAATTATTATCTTTACTAATGTTATCTGGATAATAAATATTAAAACCTCTAGCATTTTTATTTGTATTTAAAGAAGAGCCAATCAAATCTGAATTAGTGTTTAAATCTTCTCCAGAAGTAAAAATTAATCCTTTATTTGCACTACTGTCTAATGATGTTGCGGTATTAGTTTTAGTATAATTAGAATGTAGTGCTTTAGAAAAAGATAATAATGGATATGAAGTAAGATGTAAAACTTCACTTGAAGCGAGAGAAGTCATAGCACCATCTTTTAATGTGATTTCTTTTGAAGTTGTATTATATGATTGAACCTCACCAACAAAATGTTTATCAGAATTAAAAATTAATTGCCCGTTATAAATTGCTTGATTACCTAAAGTATCACTATGATGATTAACTGTAATAGTAGTAGCATTAATCGCTACTGCTCCAGTTGATTGTATTGTAGTTAGTGAAGCATTAACAACTGAATTAGAAAATGCTAACGGACCATAAGTAGAATATACCATATCTTCTGAATGAGTATAATTTCTATTGATTACTGGGCCAAGTAATTCTCTAACTTTATTTCTTCCTATTACTTTAAATGTTGGAATACCTTGAAGGGATTCTTCTATAATTACTTCTACAACACCCTCAAAAACTTTTTTATCTATAATATAACTACCAACATAAAAATCTAAAATATGTTGTGTTAAATTTGAATTAAATCTAGTTGTTGTATATGTTACAGTGGCAAAATTATTAATTTTATCTACTGTGGCAAAGGATAATCTTGTTCCTGCTAAAGTTCCCTGAGTCAAGAAAATTTCTAAATCAGAAATCCTATCATCTAATTCAAAATCAACTATTAGATTTTGAGTTATAGTAGACCATCTCGGCCTAAATGCGTTTTGACTAGTATAACTCGCCTGTAACCCTCCACTACTTCTACTACTAATACTAGTTCCAAAATGACTAATTGTTAAAGTTTGAGTATTTGAACTAACGGCACTAATAGCACTAATACTATAATAATGATTACCTAATTTTATATCTTGATAATTACCACCGCTTTTTAGTAAATTAGTTAAATCTTGACCGTTTTCTAAAGTTGCTGTTAATGATGTTGAACCAGATGTTCCAGTAAAAGTTCCTATTAATTGAGCATCATATTCTTCACTCATACTATTATTAGTTAAATTTTTTCTTACAGTTAATGGGTCATTTTCCTTTATTTTATGAGATAAAATTCTTTGAGCATCTGTTAATTTTATTTCACAATAATCACCACTAACTGAGATATTTTTATTTATTTCAAAATCCATTATATTTGTGTGTAAAGAACATTCTTCAGGTGAAGAAGTATAATGTAAATATCTTGTTGGTCCAGCATAAACACTACCAGTATCACCCGTTTTTCTTTGTATATTTAAAATAGATGTGTCCCAGTCCACATAATCATTAGTGGCGGATTCATCGGAATCTCTAAGATTATCAACTAATTTAATATTATAATCAAATAAACTATTATCAATAATTCTTTCACCAAAATCTTGAACTGTTGAAAATACAGTTTTAATATGTGAAACAGATGAACCATCAGACCTTGATGAAAACAATGTATATTTTGTATTATGGTCTAATTCATTCTTTTTATTTATTCTATCATCATAAAAGTAAAAAGTTGGTCTAGATAAAAACGTATGATTTGCGTGTTTATTACCACTACCGGCCATTCTCAATCCGTATGCTACCGCTATAACATCTGTATTTACTAAATTGCCAGAACCATCTTTAAATTGTGGACCCTTAAAAATAGTAAATTTAGTTCCTTTAGGTATTTCTTTTCCATAACTAGGAGTAAATTCAAATGATGTTCTATTACCATCATCATCTTTTATATATTCAGTAATTTTAGCAAAATGGTGTTTATTTTCATCATCTGCAAAGAGTAAAACAAAATGGTCATAACTATTGTTTGTAATAGCAGAAGTATGATTGTTTGACGGTGTTTGTAAAGTAGATGCTGTGGGGTCAGTAGTTATTCTATAACCGGGAGTATTAGCAAAGTTTTCGGCATATGTTGTAACATCAGCCGCAGTAGGAAAAATTCTATTCAATTGAACTGGATTACCATTTGTATGACTTACTCCATTTGTAGCAACAGTATCTCCTGTTGATTTATTTTTAACTACTTCATAACAAACAATACCTGTTGCGGTAATTGGGCCTACATTATTAGGATTACTTACATTTGCGGGCCATTCTCCACCTGTTGAAGCATCATCAGGATTATAAAATCTAATTAATGGATTTGTTGGAACTTCTACTCCTGAATTAGTAGGAGGATTAGAAGTAGTTAAACCACCCCGTTGCATAACAACTAAATCAGAATAAATATTAGTCATTCATCTGCCTCCTCAAATCTTAGATACAAGAGAGTATTATGTAATTGTGGATGTAAAGTAAACCTTCTTGGAGTCCTTTCAACATTGATATTAGAAATTGATAATTCATGTATTTCACCCATAAATTGCCTTCTAGTGTGAGCATCAGCATTAGAAAATTGTGCGTGGTCTACACCAATATAAATATCCTCTGCACCCATAACAAAATCATCGTTAGTATCAAAAGTTTGTTCTCCTACATTTATACCATTAACAAAAATCATAATATTTTTAGAATTATTATTATAAGTAACTAATATATGAAATGGAGTGTGAGAATAGACATTTTCTTTCTCAGTAGTTGTTTTTTTACCAGCAGTAGAAACAATACAAGTGCTAGAATTACACGTATATTCTGTGCTACCAAGTAAAGTAGTTGTTTCAACTCTATATTCCGCTGGAGCAGAAGTAGATGAATTTTGAGTATTTCTCAATCTTATTTCTATTGCCGAACAACTATACAAGCACATTCTATGAGTTCCTCTATTTGATGCAGATAAATAACTAAGCCCCTGACCACTACCTACTGCTGGCATACTTTTTATAGATGTATTAAAAGAATTAGTTGCATTACCCATAACATCATAAGGAGTTACAATTGCTTCAAAAGTGAAACTATCATAATCATCCCAAACACCATAAACATTATCAGTTCCAGCATCATTTACTATATTATCGTCATAACCTAACTTAACATATCCACTACACATAACAGGAAAAACTAGGCTTTTATTTTGCCCAATATATGTCGAATACATGTTATTACCTACAAAGACATTGTTGCTACTTGAAAATCCATATTAAAATCTATTGTCCCACTATCACCAGTAATAGATGTGCTAAAATTTCTAATAAAGCCCTTCAAGCCACTAACTTCTACTCCATCACTACTTGGAGCAGGAAAATCTCCTGCTAATGCATCAAGGCTATCACTATATCCACTTAATGCCCCAACATTATCATCATCTCTTACTTTATAGGTAAAAGGTATTGTAGGTAGATTAGAAATATCAGTGGTTTCATCTATCCCAGTGTGATAATTAAATGTTTTATCTACTCTAGATGGTAAAAGTAAAATTAACTCATTTAAATTTTGATTGGGTTGTAAGAAAGAAGAATCAACATATGAATGAATCAATTGCGCTATTTCAAATGCAGTAAATGATTTTGATATTTCACCATCAGTATCATTATATTTTTTAACAATATTCATTTCAACTATTGTTCCTGCTAAGGTGATAGTTTTATCCGCCATACCTAAATCCAAAGAAGCAATTGAAGATTCTCCAGTAACTAAACCACTAAAAGGAACAGGAAAAGACATAACTGTTTTACCCGTTTGAATACTAACATCATTACATAATAATGGTATTCTGTTAGTTACGTAACCGTCACCATCTTTTCTAGATTGTAAATTTAACAATACTCTATACCCATCACTATAACTAACCATATCTTCTTACCCCCGATGATGTATGTCTATTTATTTCACGATTAATATGTTCACCTACTTTTTTAGCAATATCTCTAATTTCTTGGTCTGATGCACCAATTCTTCCTTGAACGTGAACATGAATTGTATTCCCCCCACTAACCATTTGTCTACTTTTTGCGTTTGAATGAACTCTTGAACCTCTAGGTAAATTGACTAATTCTGGACCCTTTTCTCCTACTACTGCTAAACCACCAGAAGATACACCACCATTAGCAAAACCGGGAACTAATGCTTGAATAGCAGCAGTAAGAGCCAATACTATTCCTGCTATTAACATTGGAACCCATGAAAAACTAGCAATAATACCGATTACTAAGAATATTGCTGCTATTACTTGAACTATTGCTACGATAGTTCCCAATATTGCTTGTCCGGTATTATTGAATCGTTCCATGTATGTATCAAAGGTTCCCATAAGAATAGCAAATAAACTACCTAATATGGCTACTATTCCTATTGATACTACATCCCATAAAACCTTCAATAAGTCAATTATTACTGCTGCGAAAGTGATTAGAAAATCTCCTAATTTTCCTTCTTTAAAATATTCAAATAATTTTGAACCATTATAAACTAAACTAGAAAAATTTTCCTTAAGAGATGCAAACATCGTTGATAATGTTGAACCTAATGCCCTAAATCTATCCATTATTGCAGGACCATTTTTCTTAAAGAATTGGAATATAAAAAATGCTGCTATACCAATAACTGTTAAAGATAATAAAAATGCA